TTGTTAAAGCAGATGGATCTTTAGATGATGGTGACGTATTAGTGGCTAACGCTAATAAGGGCTACATCCTTAACACTAACGAACCAATGAAAATGGTGACTCAAGACCGGGCGAAAGAAAGAGAAACAGATTACGTTGCATACGAGATTGTAGACGGAGGCGTATACGAAACAAAAGCATTTGCGCTATTACAAGACAGCACACCAGAAGCTTAATAGGAGGAAATCCCTATGAAAGTAACTAAGATCTTTCGTGACAAAAACACAAAAAAGGTTTACAAAAAGGGCGACACCTACTCGGGAGATGAGAAAAGGGTCGCCTTTTTAATTGCCGAGGGATACCTGGCAGAGCCGAAACAATCTAAAGCTAAGGCGAAAGAAGATGCTTGAAGATGTGAAGTTGTCACTCAGATTAAGCGGAAATGCGTTTGATATCGAGGTTCAAGATTTGATTGAAGCTGCCCGATTGGATTTGATTCAGTCGGGTGTATCTCCAGCAAAGGCAGAAGATGAATCAGACGCATTAATAAAACGGGCTATTATAATCTATTGCAAAGCTCACTTTGGATATGACAACCCAGATGCAGATCGATTAGCACACGCATACCTTATGCTTAAACAACATCTTTCCTTAGCGGGTGATTATAATGCGCTGGGGTGATGTCATTAAGCTTATCGCTGAAAATCAGATTGTGAATGACTTGGGTGATTTGATAACAGTCAGGACAAAACGAGAAGTGTTTGCTAATAAGAAGTCCATTAGACAGAGTGAATTTTACCAAGCAGCCGCTGCAGGACTTAAACCCGAATTTTATTTTGATGTGAGATCTGTTGAGTACGAGGGTGAGCAAGAACTGGAGTATGAAGGTCGAATATATGAAATTATCCGGACCTTTGACAAAGGTGAGTATATAGAGTTGATATGCCAAGGGACGGTGAACAAACATGGCGATGCCTAGATCGGTCACGAGAGTAAATAAGCAAGGGGTAACCTTTGTTTCAAGCGTTGATCGAGCCCAGTATACTATTCAGGAATTATCACGAGCCGCGTTGCGTGACACCGCTAAATTTGTGCGACGAGAAATGCTTAATGAAATCCGAGACTTACCCGGTATGCGCAGAAGCAAGAGACCGTATTCCAGCACGCAGTACTGGGTAAGGCGTTGGGAAACCGACTTACAAATTGGTTATAAACACGACTCCTGGTATGGTGCGCAACAAGAACTTGGAACCCATAATCAACCCGCACGAAATACATTGAGAAATGCGGTGTACAACAATATTGATCAGATACGCATTATCCAAGGCCAGTACTTGTCGGCTATAGAGGATGAAAACAGGGCAATCGGACTTATTGACGAAAGCGAGGCTGTTAGTCCGGATGGTGAGGAAACATGATACGTCTGAGACAGTCAATAATGCAGGTGCTTCTCGATTATCACGATCGAGTGTATTTTCAAAAAGCTTCGAACGACAAACCTTTTCAGAATGTAGTCTATAACCTCACGAACTCGTTTACGGATACGGATCAAGAAATATTTAACCTTGATGTAGATATATGGGATAACCAAGATGATACGACAGATTTAGAAACCATAGCAAGCAATATTTGGAGAGGTCTAAACCGATTAAATTACATCGATGAAGATATACAGTTTAGTATTTATCGTGCTAACCGATTACCACCTTTAGACGAAGATGAAAAAAACATCAAAAGGCGGAAACTCATTTTCCAATTACGATATTTTGACAGGAGGTTGAACAGTGAGTAAACTTTGTAAATCTTTAAGTGGATACACAGCGCTAACGACAGAGAGTTTGATTCTTGACGCGGGTGCTTTTTTCCTCGACTTTGACATCGAGGAAGACACATTCGAAAGTGCTGTCCAAGCAGGTAAGCTACTAGGTGCAACTCGTGGGGGTGGCCAGTTTTCCGCAATTCCCGAAATCCGAAGTATTGAGGTTGATGGAGTAAAAGGGAAGGCAAAAGGTCTGCAAGTGATTGATTCATGGGAAGTAAAAATGAATGCGAATGTACTTGAGATCACAAAAGAAAATCTAGCCAGAGCACTTACTGCAAGCGAAGTAGACGAAGTAGCAAATGAAACTCATGATATTATCAAAGCCAAGAACTGCATTGATCTAACAGATTACATTGAAAATATTACTTGGCTTGGCACAAAGAGCGGATCCGCAGAACCGCTTATCATCCAAATTTTCAACGCACTAAATACATCAGGGTTGACTTTACAAACACAAGATCAAAACGAAGTGGTAGCAGCAATGGAATTTGAAGGCCACTATGACGATGTAGATTTAGATAACCCGCCATTTGCTATTTATTATCCGAAACCGGAAACACCATAGGACTCGTATTGAGTCCTTTTTTTTATTTTCCACAAGGAGGGATTTCGAATGAGAAAACTAACACCAAAAGATGCGTTTTCATTAGCTAGAATCTTAAAAAAGACGAACATCAAGGAAACACTGCAAACGTTTATATCTCAGGGGCAAAGCGCGGAAGATGATGACGATGTAAACAACCTTGGTATAGATGTCATGTTTGCCATTGTAGAAGCTTGTGCCAATGAAGGCATCGAGGATGAGATATATAAATTTTTATCCGGTCCGTTCGAAATGGATCCCAAAGAGATTGAGAGCATGGATTTAGATAAACTCATCAACATGCTAAAACAGCTAGCGGAAGAGAATGATCTGAAACGTTTTTTCAATTTTGCAGGGAAGTAGACCATATCGAAGGCTATGACCTGCTTTTAACTCGGTATCACAACATTGATTTTGTCTTTGGTTTGGAAATGGAAGACTTTATAGATTTATATATAACGGCAATCAACAAACAAAGCGAAGACAGGGCATTTACATTATACGCAGCTAAGTTTCCATATTTTACGGAGGAAACGTACGTTTCGTTCGAAGATTTGTATAAGCCTGATGCGCCACCAAAGCAAACAGCGGAAGAAATCATAGAAGATGTCGGAAAGAAGTTTGAAGGTTTGTTAGGCAGGGGGTGATGTAACTGGAGCTGTTCAAATTATGTGGTTCTATCTTTATTGACAACGAAGAAGCGAATAAATCCATTTCCCAAACTGATAAAAATGCCGAGAGTCTAAGCAAGCGTTTTGTTAGCGGGGTAACTACTGCTGCTAAATGGGGAGCAGGGATTGTTACTGCAGCCGCAGGAGTCGGAACAGCAGCATTTGCTATGACAAAGAAAGTGACGGACAGCTTTGATGATATAGCAAAGTCATCCACGAAACTTGGAGTCACCACTGACACATACCAAGAAATGACGTATTGGGCTTCTCAAAATGGATTGTCTGCTAATGACATGGAGCGTGCGGTCGGTCGTCTCAATCAGCGTATCGGATTAGCCGCAGAGGGTAACCAAAAATATGCGGGAGCGCTTGAAAAACTAGGCGTTGATATGGACGCTGTAAAAACGGGAACAGTGACGACTGAGGAAGCGATGGCACAATCCATTCAGACTCTTTCGCAAATGACAAATGAGCAGGAAAAGTCTGCGTTAGCCAGTGAGTTGTTTGGTACAAAGTTGGCCCGAGAACTCATGCCAGCATTACAAGATGGTTCGCTAAGCCTGGAAGAAGCTAAAGAGCGTGCTCATGAATTAGGACTTGTGATTGAAGAAGACACTTTAAGAGCAGCCGAAAGCTTTAATGATTCGTGGGATGACCTAACCCGAACAATGACCGCATTCGGACAAAAGCTATTAGCCGGACTTATGCCAGCTTTCCAAAAAATGATGGATTGGATCATGGACCACATGCCAGAGATACAGGCAGTTATCGAGGTTGTTTTCAAAGCGGTTGAGATTGCCATGGGAGTAGTCGTCCAAGCTATCACTTGGCTAATCAAAGCCTTTGGACAACTTTACGATGGAGTTAAAGATAACTCCGACGGCATCAAAAAGACAATTCAAGATGTTTTTGGTTGGATTAAACGCTTTTGGGATCGCTGGGGAACTGACATTATAACCTTCTTTCAACAGACCTGGAGTATCCTCA